CGCTTATAGACCACATCCGCGATCAGCCATGTCTTCGGCTGTAGCTTCAGGCTCGGCAGGTCAATGGGGGCAAGCATGTTCGGCGCATACAGCACGCCGGCCGAGTCGCGCCAGCTATCGGTCGTCACGCGGACCTGATACGAGCGGCCGTAGCGTGCTGCCATTTCCCAGTTCGCGCGCTGGACCGCTACGTCTTGTCCGCCGGCCACCGATTCGGCGATGATCGCCCGATAGCGAAGGCGTGGAACGGTGGGGTCCGCGACGTGAGCAATGAGGTTGCCGCCGTTGCCGGTGTCCTGCAGCGTGTCCAGCCCCTGGCGGACCGCATCATAGTCAGAGAAACGGCCATCGATGCCGTACATCATGCTTGCCGACTGGACGTTAATGCCTTCCGTGAAGCCGCTTGCCGCCTTGCTAGTGCCGATGCCCGTTGGGCTGCCTGCGCCGCCTGAGCCGCCATTGGCGAGCAGCAGGCTGCCGTCTGGCATGTCGTACAGGAGCAGCGCGCGGTACCGACATATCCGCTCGAGCACCTCATATATCGGCTCGCCGACCATGATGTTCAGCTGCGGAATTGGATCGCCCAGTATGGTGCCGTCCGCGACGTTCACGGCAATGCCATAGACGGCACACAGCCGCTTTGCGATCTGCAATACGTCAAGGTTAAGCAGCTGGCCGCCAGTCCACTTTGCGGAGCAATCGACTAGGTCCTGGCACTTGCTGCGTCCGGTGATCCGGATCGTGTGCTCGTTGGCGTTGTAGCTCGGCAGGTAGCGGTCGACGAAACCGGTCAGCACCACATCGGCACCGAACTTCACGATCACCTGATCACCCGGATTCACAAGGACCTGTCCTGCGCCCGGATATGGTTCCGTGAACGACACCTCGAAGTCGGACGGACAGCGCTCGATGCCGCGCGAAAGCCGAACGTTGGTCCAACCGGTTATATTTCTGCTGTTTACCGTTGTGTAGGTTGGAGTGCCGATTGGCGCGGCAGTATTTCTCACGCAAGTCGATACGGCCAGAGATATGTCATCACTCATATAGGCTCTAATGTGAAAAAGATAATGCTTCTTCTTGCAATAATTGCGGCGTCGGCAAACGCGGAAGAATCAGCTACTCCGATGACGTTTCGCGATGACCCTGCCGTCAGAATGACCTGGCTATGCAAAAGCCCAGAAATCGCAGCTCAAGTCGCGGAAGAACTTAGAATTCATAAAACGAACTACACCGCGCATGCAGCTGAGTTGGAGTCTCAAGGAAAGTGCTTGGGGGTCGGGCATGGTGACCATATCGACATCCTTTCGGAAGGTTCTGTAACTATTGATTCCGGTACTTATCCAGTTGTTCAAGTTCAAGTCGAAAACAACGCCCCAAATCCTGCGTACGTTCTCAAGCGCAACGTCGAACCACTCACGGCTGACGAGTTAAAGCCCGCCATCAGCTCCTGCGGCCCCGGCATCGACGGCGAAGTCGATCGCTGGATCGTCAGCAAAGATGGCACGCTCAAACTCAAGCGCTTCATGGTCACCAGCAAGTGCGTGAACGGCCAGATGCGGTCGTTTTCGAAGCCGCTCAACTAGACAGCGCCTGGAACGTCGTCGGGCAGAACGCCGGGTGAATCGGGTTGATCTGTTGCACCAGGCCCGGCTCGCGTGTCGGGTCGCGGTAAATCCGATTCGCCAGCACCAGAGACGGCAGCGCCGCCTGATACTGGAATGTTGCAATCGCCGCCAGGTCGGCGCCGCGCGCAGCCAGGTCGGACACCACCGATTGGCGCATCGCACGCAGCGCCTGATACGTGTCGTCGTCGCCGGCATCACCCGCGACCAAAATCTCGTCATCGAGCAGCCCTGTTACCTGAGCCAGCACGGCATTCGCATCGTTCTGCGACGCCGGCTGGTAGGTCGTCAGGGTCGTCGCGAGCTGTGCCAGCGCATACCGGCGAAACAGCGCGGCGAGCGCAACTTGCATGGTGGCCATGGCCGCGCCCATCTGACCCGGCGTCGTCAGGGATGGCGGATTGAACTGCGCCATATTGCTGATCAGTCGCACCGCGTCGGCCGGGTTGTTTGCCGTGGCTGCCACGCTAGAAAGCACCGTCTGCACCGCCGTGCCGAGCGTCGCCGAGTCGCTCGGGTTCGCTGCGGCGGTCTGCAACGCAGTTCCGGCCGTTATCACTGTCGCGCGCGCCGCGGTCGCCGCGCACAGCAGATCGGTCGCCGTGACGTTCGGTTGCGCCTGCGCGTTGGCGCCGGCATAGCCATTGTTGGCGCCGCCAAACAGCGCACCGAAGTTTCCGGACAGCGTTGACACGGCACCGATGATGCTCTTCGCGTCATTGACGGCCGCCACAGCCATTTGATACCAGCCCACCGCCGTCGACACTGCCTGTTCCACCGCCACCGCGCCGGCCGCGATCGCAGCAGCCGTCGTCTTGACGAAGCTGGCGAGCGCCGCGGTGCTCGCGTCGCCCGTCGAGGTGACGGCCGTGGGATACAGGCGCGTGCCCGACACGATCAGCGTCAGCCGGAACTCGACCGCGCCGCCGAGGTCGCGCCGATCCGTCAGTTCAACGCCCAGGCAGCTGACGCTCTTGACCGTTCCGAGCGTAGGATGCACAAGCGTCTGCGGGCCGGCCTTTTCGCAGGCGGATAACAGCGCTTCGCGTTGCGCGCTGATGCTGCCCTGCTTCGTGACCAGGTCATTCTCGACCAGGAAGCCGAGTACTTCGAACCCCCGCGCCTTCTTCCCGAGGTCTTCGACCCAAACGTCATCGCGAAACGGATAGGTGTGCACCGACGTTTTGCGTCCGGCCGACGTCCGCACCGACTCGACGCCGAATGGCACCCCGCCGTAGCTCGCTGGCTTGAGGTCCGTCAGCCAACTCGTTACCAAATTGGCAAGGTTGCCCGCCGCCCGGGCGACGCCACCGATGCTGCCAGCGACGTTCAGTGCGCTCGTTATCGTGCTCACGACCTTTCCTTAAATTCCGTCGAGCCGGTAGTTGACCTTCGTCGGCATGTAGCTCCCATCGGCTGCTTTCGCCTCAGCACGGATACCATGCGGAACGCCATGGAACGTTACATCCACGGCCATCTTTTGAAGCGCAGCTACGCTAGCGTCATGGCCGTCGTCCGGTTGCGTCGATGGAGTTGATTCAGGCGCGTCCGATGCCGTCTCCGTTGGTCCGGCCGGCGGCGCAGCATCCGCGAGCTGAGGAAGTTTCGCAAAGACGCTGTTCGCCAAGGCTTGCCGCCGGGGGATATTCGCCTCATCGGTGCCGGGCCGCTCGTAAAACATCGCGTGAATCGCCGCGGCCTGTTCCGGTGTCTGCGCGTTGCGGATGCGACGATCGGCCAGGTTTTCGGTGTTGTTCAGCTCCGACAGCATGAAGTCCACCTGCTCTCCGAACGTCGATCCGGTTAGCGAGTGCCCAAACTGCTGCTGGAAAAGCTTCGCGCGTGCCTTACCCCATTGGGCGATGCCCATATTTCCCGACTTGGCATTCGTGGCGCTCGGGTCGAGCGTGCCATTCTCTTGAAGCAGACTGCCGATCATGCCGCTCGCCTGGGCATCCGTATAGCCCGCAGACTTCAGGCGCCCGAGCAGGTATTTTTCGCGATCCGTAACACTGCCGCTATTGGCCGTGGCGCGCGCCTGCGCGACCGCGTCACCGCCCCATTGCTGCCCGGGTTGTGCCCGATGCGCATTCAGATAGTCGTCCTCGCCCGTATTCAGTCCATCCGAATGCAGGAGCGCGAAGATGGCGGCCATGACTGGGCCACCCGCGAGCCGCGCGAGCGCCGTCGCGGCGCCGGGGATCGTGACGGTCGTCAGCATCACCAGCTTTGAGATGAGGCTCAGTACCCCCGCGATCGGCCCCGCGAACGTGATCGCTGCGAGTGCGACCGCTACACCCTTGATTCCGCCGATAGAGTCGTAAAACGAACTGGCCTTCGCTGTGACATCGTTCCAGTTGATCTTCGAGATCCAGTCGACGAACCTTTGCACAGCAGCCGAAATCTTGTCGGCAATCTCGGCGCGGTTCTGATCCAGCCACTGCGACATCGCCTTGACGACCGGATCGAGCACCGGGATCAGCGCTGAACCGATGCCATTGCCCAGGCCCTCGACGGAACCGCGCAGGTCCGAGACGTCCTCGTTGAAAGCCTTGGCCTTTGCGATCTCATCAGCCGAGGGCACCAGCCCCTTTCGATAGGCGCGCGCTTTGTCCGCGTCCCACGTGCCGTTTTGGATCATCGGCAGCAGGCCGCCCATGCTGAACGTGTTGGCCGCGTCACGCTGCGCCTCGACCGTCTTCTGCGCTTGGATGGCCTTCATCAGGCGCAGCTGCGTCGTGTAGTAATCGACCGTGCCATCCTTGTTGCGCGCGATCTGGACGCCCATCTTCTGCATCATCAGCATCGCGTGCGGATCAGCACCGGACGCCGCCGCGCGGATCGCCATCTGCGAGCCGTTCATGGCCGAGTCGAACTCGTCGGCCGAGACGCCGGCGCGCTTGGCAGCGACGTGCCATGCGGCCAGGTCCTGCGCATTCATCCCCAGCAGCTTCGACGACTTGTTGAGGTTGAACCCGAACACGCCGAACCGCGCAGCGAGCGCCGACAGGCCCGCGAGCGACGCAGCGCCACCAATGGCCGCCAGGCCGGGCACGATCTCTACGATCTTGTCCACGACCTTTCCGGCGGCGGTTGCGGCTCCGCGGAAGCCCTTTTCAAGCTTCGACAAGCCGGCTTGCCCGATGTTGCCGAGCTTGCCGACGCGCTGCTGCACCTTGTCGACCGGATCGGTCACCTTCGATAGTGCGGCCTTGATCTTGTTGACCGTGGCCGTCGCGGCATCGTCGGCCCGAATTCTAATGACGAACTCGTTAGCCATACCAACTCCTTTATTTCATGCCTGCGCCCTGCTCGGCCCACCACTTGACCTGACTCCAGGTCAAAGCGTTGATCTCGCTCGGCGGCCACCCATAAAACTTGGCCGTCACCGCCACGACACTCTCCCAGCCTACTGGGAGCCCGCCACGTTTCCCTCGGGGTCATCCTCTTCGGGAGGCGTGATGAACAGGATCATGTAGTCCTGCGCCATGTAGAAGTCACGCACGCCGATGCGATCGATCACGACCAGCGGCACGCCCGAAACGCTTGAAATCAGGAACTTCATCGAGTCGATCGCGTTCTCCTTCTGCGTCTTCTTGATGAACTGGCTGAGTTCCGACACCGTGGGCTCACGCAGCACGATCTCGTTGAAGATGGTCGTGTCGTTATTGCCCGACATCGTGATCGGCTTCGCGAGCTCGATGGTCATCTCATCGGGAATCGGAAGCCCAGTATGCTTTGTTGCATTGGCCATGGTTAGCTCACCGTCTGTTCAGTAACCTGCGGACCTTCGAATTTCACATCGAACTTCGCATCGACCGTGTCGACTTCTTGTGCGTCCACGGCGCCCATGTTTCGCCCGACTACGGTCTTGCCGTTCGCGAGCGTCAGTGTGACCGTGGAATTGCGCATCGCATTGAAGTCAGCGACGGTCAGGTTTCCCGCATCACGAACCGACATCGAGATCGACCCAGGAACCGGCGTTTCCTTCCATCCGTGGAAACCGTCCATACCCATCAATGTCTCGCGCTTGACCGTCGATACGCTGTACTTTGCGGCTCCCTCGAGCATGTAGGTTGCCCCGTCCACCACGATCTGCGCGGTCCCGGCGAGAAGTTCGCTGGCCATTGTCGGCCCTCCTGAAAATGAAAAAGCCGCCCGGAGGCGGCTCTGCTACTGCGATGGGAGATGGTTACTGCAATCGGAACTGGACCAGCGTCGAGAACGTGCGCATCTGGTTGACCGGCGTGCCGGGCCAGATAATGTCCAAGCGGTTCGGATTGATCGTGTTCGCCTGCACGACGAGCGCGGCAGCGAACGCCGCGGCGTTTTGCACGAAGCCGGACGCGACACGCTCGTTGTACAGCGCGATGATCGCCGCCTTGATGATGTTGGGTGTGACCAAGCCAGAATTTGGCGGTGGGCTCGACCCGTTGCTTGCCAACTTGGCGCGCGGAAACTTCGACAGGAACATCGATTGCAACGTGCGAATCTCCAACATCAACTGGAACATCGTCTCGACTTCGAGATAGCTGCTGTCTGGCTCGCCCGCGGCGTTGTCCTGGTACGTCGTGATCAGGTTCTCAATCTGCACCGTGCCGTCCGGCTGCACGAGGAAAGTCGAGATGCCGTCAAACAGCAGCGTCTCGCGCTGACTCATCCCGAACTGCGACTGAAGCGGAGGCGCCAGCACGCCCATAAGCGGCAGATATTGCAGCGGCACGCCAGGATCGGCGCGCACGCTCACGGCTACTTGCGCGGTAAGCGCTGCCGCCCAGATCCAGCTCGGTGTCGGGCTGTCGTAAAAGCCCATGATCGATGCGTGCTGATCGTTGCGGGTCAGGCCCAGCGTCGTCTGGCCGGCGAACGTGGCGCGATACGCGCAGAACGCATGCCCATAGAGCTGCTCGGACCAACTCCAGCGACCGGTCTCGTCGTTCAGGAACTGCTTTATCGCATCCAGCGACGCCGTATCGGTGTACGGCATCGCGATGAAATCGAACGTGGTGTTGCCGAGATTGCCGAGTGCCGTCGTGAGGGTCGGGTTTGTCGCGCCACCGGCCATCGGCGCGACCGTGTAGGTCAGCCCGGCCGGCGTGAATTCGCCACCCGCGGTGCCGTAGTAGTTGAATCTGATGTCGATGTCGTTGCCGGCGAGCCCCTTGTTGACCGCAGTGAGGATCACGGTGGCTGGCGTACCGGCATCAACGCTCGCTACCACGGGCATGGTCGGGACCAGGTTGATCGCGGCCATCATGGCAGCCGCGATCGCTGCCGTCGTCTGACCGGCCGTTACCGGCACGGTCACGACCTGACCGGCAACATACAGCGAGATCGTACCGTTCGCTGTCGGCGGCTGCGTGAATGCGATCGAGCCCGTGGCAGCAACGGCCGCAGCCGCATCGGCGAGCGGCAGGTACCAGACCTCGCCGAACGTATCGTTGAGGCGATACGCCGCCGTCATCAGCGCTAGCATCGAATTGACGCCGCCCTGCGTGTTGGCGTCGCCCGTACCACCGGAGATCAACGGCATATTCGGGGTAGCGATGCCGGCTGCCGTGATCTGGCCGATGATCAGCGCGCGCTGGTTGGCCTGCGCGGTGTTGGCTTGCGAGTTGTCGAGCTCGGCGTATGCGCCGGGCAGGCGCAGATTCGCCGGGATGACCTTGAACGGAATCGTGCTCATGCCTTGTCAACTCCCTTCGAGGCAACGGCCGGCACGCGCACCACATCGCCGTCGTTCAAAATCTTGGTCCAAAGGATGCTGTCGTCGGGCACGTCAATGCCTTCTGCCGGCAGCAATTGCTTCGTCATCGGGTCCCGTACGGACAGGCCCGGTGCAGGTTTGACGCGCATTCGGCGCTCCTACTGTGGAAGAGTGATAGAGAAACCAGGCTGGACCGTTCCCGCGGGCTCTTGCACCGTGAGATTGGGTCCTTCGAATGGCGTACTCGGGATCTGGAAGAAGTCGTCGGGGCCTTGCACGATCACCATGTCGATCTCGACCATCATTTGCCCGAGCGGCTGCTCGCCTTCTGCGGTCAGCGTGGTCTGGCAACGAAAGCCGGTGAACTCCTGAACCGGTGCGCCCATCCCGCGCAGCGCGGGATTGTTGATGATCGCCGCCTTGATCTGGTCGCGAAGCACCTCGAGCGACAGCGCGACCGCCTCGGATCCAGCGTCGACCGACTCAAAGTCCCCGGGCTCCTGAACCCGGGCCAACACGCGTAGCGTTGTCGTCACGTTGAAGGCTGGCGCCCCAACGTCGCCCCACGATTCGCCATGCTCGTCGAGTGGCGGCACCAGCAAGATCGGGTACGAGTCCGGTTGCGT